TGTTGGCGATGAGATAGACAACAACGGGCGAAGAGATATGTTGATTTCATATTATGAAAACAACTTTCATTTAATACCTTGTGGTTCAAGGAACGATGTCATACCTGATTACTTCAAGCAAAGACATCCAAATGAAGAAGAAGACGTATTAATAAAGCGCTGGTCCAAAACTCCCAGAGTTAAGTGGCTTGAACATATAACCAAACAACCAACCCTAAAAGAAATAAAGGAATGGTACTTACAGTTCCCAGGATGTAATTGGGCGGTGGTCACAGGCATTACTTTTGTGGTGCTTGATGCAGACTCGCAAGAAGCATGTGACTTTGTAGAGTCAGGGCAGATTACAAGAACACCTTTGAAACAAAAGACTCCTCGTGGTGGCTATCATTATTTCTATGCTATCAATGACAACCTAACAATCAGAAACACTACAGGTCGATTGGATATCAGGGGAGAGGGTGGCTATGTCATGGTCAGTCCTTCAAACAAATATAAGTTTGAGCTTGCTGAAAGTGCTTTCATTGATTCAATGGATGATCTGCCAATGCTTAACAGCCAAGACATGAATGTCATCTATGACTTTAATAACGATGGCAAGATAGTCTCAGGACATAACACACCTTTATCAGGTGATGGCGTTGAGTCTGGTATGCGTAATGATACTTTGGCTAGACTTGTGGGCAAATGGATCCTCGAAGGTTGGGGTATGCGCGAGGTGATCATCAAGGCCTTAGACTGGAATCAAACCAACACACCGCCAATGAGTGTGCAAGAAGTTTTGCATACAGCCAACAGTATTTGTACTGGACATTTAAAAAGAAATCCAGATGACTATGATGTTGGTATATTGAAGTGGCATACCAGTCAATGGCAGATACCTTTAGCAGATGAACTTAAAGAGATCATGGATCAAGAAGATCCCATTGATGCACAAAAATCTCAGGATACAGTTGATAGAGATCCTCTGGGACTTAAAACATTCAACGATCCTTTCTGGGATACTATGGACTCAAGCCGCATCGAACAGTTTTGGGGTGATGCATTTGTCTTTGAACAATCAAGAGTCTTACTCTTGGGTAAACCTAAGATTGGTAAGTCACATTGGCTTGGTGCATTCGCAGCGGCAGCAACAACCGGCACTGAGTTCATGGGCAAACAATTCAGCAGACCTTTGAAAGTCATGTGGCTACAAGCAGAGATCATTCATGAGTTCTTAAAGAAAAGAATCGAAATGTATTATCAACCTTTTCATCATGATCCAGAGCTATACAACTTGGGCAAGTCAAACCTGGTTGCATCGGGCAGACTGCGAAAGAACATCATGCGAGATAGCGACATGGACGCGATAGCAGAAAGCATCGAGTATCATAAGCCGGACTTAGTCATGATCGATCCGATCATTAACTTCTTCAGCGGAGAAGAGAACTCTAACTCAGAGATACATGAGATGTTATCGCGTGTCGATAAGCTGATCGAACTATTTAAAGTGGCAGTCATCATTGCTCATCACACTGGTAAGGAAAGGGCAGACGATCTCTCCTTTATGTCAGCGCGTGGTGGTAGTGCCTTCGCAGGGTGGATGGACTCAGGCATCAAGCTGTCGGGGACAAAACCCAATGTCACATTGTTCTATGAAGCAAGGAACGCAAGAGAACCTGATCAACATCTAGCTTACTTCGACTTCGAGCGTGGCTTCTTTAGAATGGTGGATGCATCAGACTCGCCGGACGAAGTAGAGATTGCAAGAGTCATCGCTGGTGCAATGAGTTCATACAAGTTCTACACAAGGCAAGAACTAGAACTGCTAGCGCGTGAAGCACTCAAAGAAAAAGATCTAGCATCAGGGGAAAGAGCAGCAAGGTATGGCGTCTCACATGTACAGAAGTATCTTGGCGAGAAGGTGAAGACACATAGCATACCTGGAAAGAACACTTGGTATTATTTAGAGGACAATCAAATGAGCAAACCTTGGCAAGACGATGGATGATTTAGAAACAATAACAGATCCGATTGAGGAGGTCTTGGAGTTGATGGTCAAACATCAGCTTGCAGTGGTTGCTGACAAGAAAATAGACTTGGCTCGCGTGATTGTAAGACTGCAAAGACAACTTATGAAAACAAAAGAAACAAATAAAAACTTTAATGAACAATTGAAGTTTTTGCATAAAGCACATGAAGATATTGTGGAAGAAGTGGAGAAAGTTTATGGAGTCTAATCCTTACAAAATAGAAGGCCCAGCTCTCATTAGTTTTAGTGGTGGCAGAACATCTGGCTTTATGCTTTATCACATACTTCAAGCACATGGCGGAACTCTTCCTGAAGATTACTTTGTAGTGTTTGCTAACACCGGCAAGGAAGTTCCAGAAACTTTAGACTTTATTCATGAGATATCTGAAAGGTGGGGCGTGCATGTGCATTGGCTTGAGCTTGATATACACGATGAAAAGCCTGTGTATAGAAACAAAGAAGTCACCTATGAAACAGCAAGCAGAAATGGTGAGCCCTTTGCAGCTTTGATAGATAGAAAACAAATGCTGCCGAATCCTGTTATGAGAATATGTACAGCAGAGCTTAAAATGGGAGTCATCACAAGGTTTATGAAGTCTAAAGGACACAAGTCTTGGTCTAATGTTGTTGGCCTTCGGTATGACGAACCCAGGAGGGTTGCCAATCAAAGGAAAGCAAACGATCAAGGTAAAAACAAATACTTTAATTACGCTCCTTTGTTTGATGACAAGAAAACAGTAGAAGATGTTGCACATTTCTGGATGGAAAACGACTTTGATTTAAACCTACCCAATCACAATGGCAGAACTTTGGCTGGAAACTGTGATCTTTGTTATTTAAAAGGAACACAAACTTTGGTTGATATACTTAGAGAAAAGCCTCATCTAGCAGACTGGTGGATAGAACAAGAACAAAAAGTTCAAAAATATAAAAAGGATTATGGTTCTAACTATGCTGCAACCTTTAAAAAAGATAGAGATTACATCAAGCTTGTTGAAATATCTAAAGAACCTCAGCCCAAGGAATTGTTTGACGATGATAGCAGGAGTTGTTTTTGTCATGATTAAGCTAGACAAAGCAGCACTCAAAGAATCAATGGCTGATACATTCATGGGAACAGCAATCAACTTGCCCCTGGTATGGGTGGTGCTGACAATTTGCTTGGTGTTTACGCAGAATGCATTCATCATCTCAATAGCACAAGCGGGGGTGTTAACAGTGGTGGCAATCATCAGAAGATATTGCACAAGAATGTGGTTCAAAAACAAAGAGGAAACAAATGTTACTAACTAAATCGAGGGGGGAGTGTATGCTGGAGTGTGTGTTGGAGTGTAATAAAAGTGTGTATAAGTGGCTGTGCAGTGGGCGGAGGGGCAATTGCACAGCCCCTCTCGAAAGGTGCATGGTTGCAACATTCAGGGGTCTGTGCGGTTGTGCAGTTGCACATGCCCGCACATATGCACATGCATCGCTGGAGGGCGCATGGATACTGGTATGTGCAGCTGTGCGCATGTGCATCTCTATAGAGAACTATAGAAAGGTGTATAAACACACCTATTCTGTAGGAGAGATAGGTTCTCTTAGAGATACAAATATGAAACAATGTATACACATAAGTTAGGGAAGTTATGACTAATAAAAAATTAACGAAGAAACAAGAAAAGTTTGTCGATCTCATGGTGTATCAAGATTACAATCAGACGAAGTGTGCTCACCTGGCAGGGTATGAGAATCCTACTGTGGCAGCAACAAGGTTGTTGAGCAATCCAGAGTATGCCCATGTGCAAGAAAAGATTAGGCAGTTCAAAGCGATTCAGCGCTCGAAGAATGAAATAACTTATGAGGGGATAGCAAAGAAGCTTGGAGAGATACGCGATGTGGCATTGGCGGATGGATCATATGGGCCTGCGGTAACAGCGGAGATTGCAAGAGCAAAACTTGCCGGACTCATGGTTGATAGGAAGGAGTTGAAGATACATAAGATTGATAATATGAGCAGGGATCAATTAGAGATAAGGTTGCAGCAGTTAGTACAAGAACATCAGATTGTCCTGGGATCAGCCGAAGAGGTAGAAGAGGTTGAAGAGGTTAGTCCAGATCAGAAAGATCTAGAGAATCAGCTTGGGCAGGAGATTGTTGAAGAGGCTCTGCTTGACGATGAGGAAGATCTTTCAGAGGCTTCAGCTTCCCATCAGCAAGAAGACGATTTACCTGAAGAGTAGCTTCTTCTAATTTTTTTTTGCAGTATTGTTGAATCTTCATGCCTTGCTCGAAGTCTGCGACTGCTGTCTCAAGATC